GTTAGAAGTAACTCCAAAAGCAATATCAGCACCTAATGCAGCAGATAAAGTTTCTCTTAATAATTCATCATATTCATTAGGATCAGTAATTCTAGCAATGTATAATATTTTCATACTAGAAGCGTTACTTAAAATTTTTCTACCTTCTACTTTATAGTTTGAATCATAATCTAATATTCTAAGTAATCTTAAACAATCTGATGGTAATGTATAAGCATAACTAAAACCCCATGCAGGAGCTGTAGTATCTACTGCTAGTTCAACTCTTTTTTGTAAACAATTCCAAGGATGTGATCTAAACACACCATCTCTTACTTGTGTATATCTTTGATTGCAAAGTCTAGCGTTTTTTGAATCTTCTGTTAATGAAAGTATAGTTGTTGCACCTAACTGATTTAATGCTCCATTACAAATATCTACTGTTGATGCCATACTACTTCCTTATAATATATTTACGTCTTATTTGTCTATCTTTTTCTAACGCAAATATTTCTTCTGTTGTTCTCTCTTCTTTAGTATCAAATCCATAATGATTTTTATTATCATTTTTAAACCTATCTACTAATACATACCTATATACATAATTATCTTTTTTAAAATGTAATACAGGTTTTAAATCTTGTATCTTCTTCATAAAAAGATAGGCGAGTTCCACTCTCGCTTTCCTCGCCTACCTACATACTATTAGTATAAACTAAACAATTAGTCTAGCACATACATCATAGTTAATTGAATAGTACCATCAGCAGAAGCTCCACCTAGAGTAACAGAGACAGGTAAACCATCTTTGTTAGCATCCACAACAGAGTTCTCTCCTAATGCGATAGTATTTGCACAATTTGCAGCAGTTGCAGAAGCAGAACTACCAGCAGCTTTATAAGCTGCGGCACTTAAACTTACAGCAGTACCTGCGGCATTTGTATGTGCAGCATAACCTACCGATAAAGTAGTAGAACTATTTAATGCGTCATGTGCCAATCTACCAGAAATGATTCTTGCACCATTTGGTAAATTAAACATTTGAATCACATCACCAGAAGCTAGAGAAGATGCTTCATATTCAGCATGAGCAACTCTTACTCTTCCAGCTAGTTCAGTAGTGTCTATCTTTTCTGAAGGTACGTTCTGATTCCATTTAGTCTTTTGTATCGAATAAACTGTAGCCATATTAATATCCTCCTATTACGATTCTTGACATACTATACCAAGAACTTTAGCTTCTTCCATTCTAGTAGCACCGATTGATTGGCAGTAGTAAACTTGAGTAGCGTAAGATTTGTCTGCTCTTTCGTCTATTCTCGCTGATACATCTTTACCAATCGCAAGAGTGATTCCATCCTGTGCGAAAGCTATGCAAGTTCTGTCATTACCAGATTTTGCAAGTCTGTTTGATACAGTAAATTTAAACCCAAGGAACGTATCCAGTTCACCCTGTACTAATGCTTTTACAGTATTGAAATCTGAACTTGTTACTTCAGTTGTTGCTAAAAGGTTTGTGATTTGCTCTGGTCCCACGATAATGTGTCTTGGGATTGAAGGATCAACATCACCTAAATCAAAAGTCTGCTTAGCAGTTCTTAATTTAGCGATTGTTAAACCAGCTCCACCTGCAGCGATTGCAGTTTGAGCAGCAGTTGAAGTTGCACCAGTTTCACCTGTGTAGGCAGTACCAGTTGCAGCAGCAATAATCACATCATCCATTGCTCTTCCCATTGCCATAGCAGCAGCTTGAGCGTAAGATGAAGTAGGATCAATTAAGAGTCTTACTTTGTCTTGTTGATCAATAAGATCAGCAAATTCGTAATCCGCAAGAGATACTCTTCTTCTTGAGTGAGGTGTATCTATTTGTGGAGTGTCCGAATGTCTGCTAGTTTTTAAAACAGCAGTTACTGAACCAACTTGATCGAAGAAAGCATTTTTACCTGTAACACTTTCAACTCTGACTTTGTCTCTTAATAACGATCCCATTTGTTGAGATAACATTTGTATGTTAGCAGAATACTGCTGTACAAATGCTGTAGTTATTTGTGATGACATATTTTTGTCTCCATATTATTGTTGATTTAAAAAAATCAGAAAGGTTCTCCACCAATAGGTAGGCATCTCTTGCATTTAAAGTCTGTTAGACTAGAGTCTATCCCGCTTGTCAGTAAGGTTCTTTCGAATTGTCTTACTATTTATCCACTTATAATAAATATCAGCAGTTGGCAAGGGATTATTTTTCTGAACTTCAGAACCTGTCTCCTTTACCAACCGCAATATTTCTAAACGAATTTCTTTATCACTTAAATTCTTATTTTGCATTTAACATTTCTCTTAAAGTGTAAACTTGTTGTACCATTTTATCATGATCTGGATGCATTCTATTGTAATACGGACCAGTTCTGTCATTCATAATAGAAGATATTTCTGATTCAATATCTTTAGTAGTATTTACATTTTCACTTTCAGTAGAAACAATTTTATCTTCTGACATCATATCTGCAATTTTTGCAAAACCTTTTATAATTTCTGGATGATCACCTATTCTTGTACCATCTTGTAATTGCATATCTAATACTTCTGAATTAATATTTGCTTTTGCTAATGCTCCAGCTTGTTTAACTTTACCCTCAAAATCTCTACCCCACTCTTGTCTTAATTCTTGTTCAGCTTGAGCTTGAGCAGTTTCAGTATCAATTTTTGATTGTTGTGCAGAACCTTCTATAGCATTTTTATAAAATTCCAAAATACCTTGAGCTTGTTTATTGTTTAATCCAAGTTTGTGAGATTGCTCGGTAAAAGATTTAATTGCACCTTCATCAAAAGGTACAACATCTGATTTAGTATCTATTTGATATTTGTCTGGAGATTCTGGTCTACCTAATTTTGCATAAACTTCATTCCATTGATCATCTGTAGAATTATTATTTGGTATAGCAACTTTATCTTGACCAATCATTTTAGTTGCGTTGATATAACTTTTTGCTAACGCATCTATCTCAGTAAATTTTTCAATGTTAGGATCATTTCTGTAATCCTCACTAATTGAATCTTTCCAAGAAGTTTGTGGTGCTGGTGTATCTGCTTTTGCAACTGGATTTGGTGTTGCTGTTGGTTGTACTGTTTCTGTAGTCGCTTGTTCTACAGGCACAGTTTCCTGTGTTATCTGTTCGCTTGACATATTATTTTCCTTTATCCTTTCGTAGCATTGATTTAATAAATAGAAGAACACTACGCTGTCCCTCCATATATGCACTTTCATGGCTATCACCTTTTATGTTAGTGGTAGAATGATAATGACATCTTTTTTCAAGATCAGCTAAGACTTCTTTGCCTTCATCTGTATTGAATATGTATTGGTAGTTTTTTTGTAATCCTTGTAAAAACTTTTCTAGTTGTTTTGTTTCCATATTATTCCACTTCAGCATTTGCTAGAGCTTTTGCTTCGTCTGGCAATGCTTTCGCTAGTGGTGCTACATCTCCTGCGGCTTGTGCAACTTGTTGCATTTGAGCCATTTGTTGTTGTTGTTCAGCTTGTGCTGCTTGTTCTTGTCTTTCTGCGTTTACTTGATTTTGTGATTTTAATAATTTCTGTGGCATACCAACTATGTCTGCCAAGTGTTTAACAAGATTATCAAAATTAACATAATCAAATACTGGTGCTACATTTGCAAGTGATCCTAATATTTCTATTGCTCTCATAATAGATTGTAGCTCTGAAGATTTTTGTGCTTTAGCTAGTGGAGAAACATATTCAATTTCTATATCTCTACCCGATAAAAATTCTGGTGCTTGTGGCAACATATTATTTCTAAGCAATATATTAAACACTCTATCAATTAATGGTTTTAATAATTCAGATTGAAGTCTACCAAGAACTGGACCAAGCAATCTCATCTTCTCTTCATTTCTTTGGATAACTTCTGTCGCTGTCATTTGTGGACCTTGTTGCATCATTAACTGATTAACATAGAACACAGCTCTGATTGCGTCTCTTCTTTGCTCTTCCATGTTTAAACCTAATGGATTGTTTGCTCCAATGTTTAATGGTTCAATTCTATCTCTAGTACCACTTCTATAAAAGTTTAATCCACCCGGTACAGTTCTAACAGGTAATAAGAATCCATCATCCGGAACTAATAGTGGTGGGTCAACTTGTTTCTGTGCAGCTTTAATTGTAGTCTTAGACATTTCATTTAGCATCTTAACGTCTGGCAAAGCTGTCATTGCTGGAGATCTACCATAAATTTCGTTTGATGCTTTTAAGTATCTTGGAACTACAAAAGGGAATTCTTTAAATCCAGATATAGATAATTCGTTTGCATTTTTATATTCTAAATAAATAGATTCAAATGGCATATTTTCTTTATCTTTTTTCTTAGGATCAAAATCTGATCTTGGATAAACTGCGTGTATTATTTCTATTTCTTGGTAAGGATCTTTTTTAAAGATACCTTGAATATCTGATGATACTGTGTTGCCAAATTTTTGCATTGCAGCTCTAGCAGAAATTTTAAATCTTCTAAATATTGTATCAATTCTACCTTTGTCATTCTCTGCAATAAATACTTCGTTAATATGTCTTGTTGAAAATTTAATTAAATCATCTTGATCTTCTTCAATAAACATTGCAGCAGTACCAAAAGTAATTAAGTCATGATACAATTCAAATATTTCTTGTTGAAAGTTCGATCTGTTAAACGCTGTGTACATTGCATCTGTTGCAGACTCTAACCAAATTTTTGCTTCTTCTTCATTATCAATATCTTCGTCTTTAAATTTTAAAGTAAACCAAGGTGTTGATGGATTTGTTAACATACCATGTAATGATGCTGCTAATAATTCTACTGCTTGTATTGGTGATGAATCAAAAATTAATTCATTTCTTTTATCACCTTTTGATCTTGTTCTAGTTACATCAGCTTTTCTAGGTTGCATGTAATCTGCAACTTCTTGCCAATGTGTTTCCCAGTTTTGTCTACCAGTTTTAAGGCGATCAAATCTCGCCATGATAGTTTTTGTTAAATCAGTTTTCGCCATTATGCACCTAATAAACTTGGTTTACCTAATACAAGATTTCCACTAGCACCAGTTTGAGAAGTAAGTATTGTTCTTCTTCTACCTCTTCGTTTTGTTTTTCTTTCATCATATTCTTCTGCTTCAGCTTTTTCTTCTGCTAGTTT